CTCATTTACCCAACTCCATAAGTTTCTCATCCACAAAATAAGTGACATCAATCTTATTCACATCCACACCCTCATCTTGACAGTCAAGAATAAACTCCATGAAATCACCAAGAATCAAACAAGCACGAAGTTTGTCATTCTTGGTGATAGTAGTGTTAGGATGAGCAACATGATGTGTAATGTGATCGTAGAGTTCATCGTAGGTCATTGTTGTTTCAGAATAGTTTTAATCTGTTCAAGATCCTTCAGTCGTTGTTCTACCGTGTCATACTGATCAGAAAGAAAATCAATGGCATTGTCTTCAAAGTTAGTTTCCTCACGAATCTCCCATGAAAGACCTTCTAGTTCTCCTTTACAGTATTCAATGAAATAATTAATCGTGTCAATCATTCAATCACCTCCCAGTGTGCATCAGATTTGTCACCGAAACGATTAGTTCCAGTACGAGTGCTTACCCACATAAAGTATTTGCGATTCTCAGATGCGAGAAACAATTCACCACCAGTATCCTGTTCTACGATACAAACAGGATTGCCCTCCATGATATTAGCAAGACGATTCTTTGCCTTGCTTGATTTAGGTTTGACTGTGACTTTTCTCATGTGGCTATTATACAGGTATTCAGATTATATGCAACCTAGTGTGTGACAGTTCAGAGATCGTCACCCAATAACAGATCAGACTCTCCATCCCATGGTATTAATTTCTCTTCTCCGCGATCAATACGCGCAGCTAGTTCTAGCAAATCCTCAAGAAACTCTTTAGGATAAACATCATCCTCATTTAGAGATACCCAGAACCATTCTAAACACTCTGTTTCAGGATCATCCTCTTTCAATAGGGCATAACCATCATAATCTGATGTCATTAGATTTGCCCAAATGCGGAATGTTGAGCGAATTGATTGCCATCCTGTCATCCAGGCATGACCAAACCAGTATTCAAACCAGTTAAGTTTCGTCTTTGATTGTTTCATCGATTGCACCCCAGTTCCATGTACGTTCTATGACACCAAGATCAATACCAAATTTATATACCCAGAATACTACACTGATCATACCACCACATCCACATTTGATTTGTAGATATGGCCAACTGGCATAATCATTCCAACTCACAGAACCTTGAATCAATGCCCAGTTCCTGGTGTGAAGAATCTGAGCATACCAATCATGACCATAATCATATCTATGCTTAAATGTGATTAGTTTCATTCTCGTTCTCCACCTTTAGTTAGGATTTGATAGTTTTGTATCTTACCATCCACAAAATGAATGCGGCACTCAGGCCAATCTTCCCAATTACCTTGCCAATTCTCTGGATGAATTGTAACATATTTGGTTATACTGAGTGCTCTCACTTTACCATGAGTACCATTAGGAACCCATTGAAAGTTCAACCACCCACGTTTCTCATCGTATCCTTCATCACCTTCTTTGAGTTCAACAAAGTCAGCAGTATGAGAGTAATCAATCAAGCACAGTTGACCATCAGGATTAATCCAATACTGCGTCATTGTACCACCAATGTCATACTCAATATCTTTAGTTTGACACTGACCAGAGAAGTGTTCACCTAAAGGATACGAACTTTTCACCCAGTCGAACATACCCATCACTTTTCTCCAAGAGTATAATCATTGAGACCGTTGGTATCTTCTACAGTTCCCATAGGACCTTTAGGAGCATTCATGAGACGAGCAATCTCAGCATCACGAATCTTCCACTCCTCAAACTTCTTGTCGAGGTCTTCATCCATCGTGATTTCATACTCATTACAGACCTTACGTTGTTCCTCTTCATTAGTCCAATCATTAAACACCAGTGACATTGCACCACTGCGGATACTTGAAGGGTCCATACCCACACACAGCATAAACTTCTCAAACAGTTTGAAATACTGCTTGGCATTGAGATCAGCAGCAGGTGCTGTGATCAGAAAATGTTCTTCGGGGAGAAAATCATCATCACTAATGGTAGAACCAAACCCACGAGTATAATCGTGAGTGTAAGTGGAGTCAAACTTGAATTGTACTTGAGCGTTGTAAGTCATTGTTCTTGGCAGATGGTGTCGGTGAAGTTAATTGTTCTACAGTACAATATCATACCCTGTCCCAGGTTGTCAAGTTTGTTTGAGACAATCAACAAATTGGCACAGGTGAGGAGAACATTCCCAACTAGTAGGATAATCTGTCCTCTCTTTTTAAGTCCTTCAAGATAGTTCTTCACGTTTAGCATTCACTTCTTTTACTGTTGCATGTAGTTTCTTAAGTGCTTCAATTGTCTCAGGAGTTTCTTCCCACTCCCAAGTATTACCGTTCTTGTCTGTGTGTTCTTTCTTCATGTTCAATACCTCTTGATTCCTTTAGTGCCAACGGGAGCAATAGATTCCATCGCCCAACATAGTAGGATGATGAAACCAAATACGAATAAGTGTTCCATAGTTAGTTATACTTTGAGTTTTTCCTGCATCGGGAGCGGGGTGGAGGTGCAATGGGTCATGTGGAGGGAAATTGCAGATTTTTTGCGTTTTCCCTCCAGTGCCTGACTGGGATCTCAGTGAGACTCAGGATGCGATTGTGGTACAGTCCTTCTCCCACGCAGGAAGTTCAGTAAATTTGATCTGTACATCTTTCACGATGAACTTATCAATGATACGCAACCACTTTGGTTTGATTTCAGTGTTCCACTTTTGTTCTTGTTCTGGTGTTGGGTGGTGTACAACAACCATACAAGTCTTGTTCCCAGTGATAGTACCAGCATCTAATGATTCAAGAATACGTTCAATACTCAATTTACCTGAAGTCATAGGAATTGAACAAAGTTCCTTTTCTCCTTGATACTGATCTACAGTATTCTTTAGAATGTGTTTGTGTGATGGTGCATCATATTTGATGAAGTTGAGACCTGCGGCTTTTCCCTGTTCCTTATCTAGTATTGATTTAACTTTGGTCAAGATCGTGTTGATCTTTCCCTTAGACTTACTACCAGTGAAATTCATTGCTTTTAGTGCAATGATATTCTCTGGAGCACCATACGGAACACCTGATTCACACATATCAAGAACCCACTTGATAGCATCAGATTCAGAAACTGACTTCTTTACAGTGTCAGGAATCTTGTTCAGAAGATTACCAATGGTACGAAGTTCCTCAAAAGTGAATTCAGAACTATCTTCAAGTGATACACGTTTTACAGAAATTGTATCAGCTTTTGCTGCATTTGCACCCCATACTGTATGGTTTCCATCCCCACGGATCGGTTTACCATCAGATCCACGACCTTCCCAAACTAGAACAGGATTGCAATTTTTAGTAGAACCATCTGCATCCTGAATACGTTCTTTAATTGTCTTTTGCAATTCAGGATCATGTTGAAAACGAACCTGCAATGCTTCCATCTCAATATGATCACTTACTTTTTCATATGTGATCGGATAAAGTTTATCGTCCAAAAGATCATTGACAAACTTTTGACACTTCTTAATGTTGGGGGCAATATATTTACGAAAACCATTTGATTTGTTATAGTATAGAGGATTCTTTGCAGCGTCAACTTCAATTAACATGTTGTTTTCGAGTTGTTGCATTTCCTCAGTAGTACCATAACTCAGTGCAGCATAGAGGAAATTATCCTTCTCTAGATCTTCACGAAACTCTTTACACTTAGAGGAGTGAGTATAATAGTCATCCACAGATCCAGTGTGATAACCAATATACATTTTACCATTGATCAAATTTGTATACTTGTACAAATAAGCACTATAAGAACTTGGTGCGGGTGCGTGGTTAGTTTGGGTTACAGTCATTTGAGTTAGTAAGTAAAGGACACTGATTGATCAAGAACAAATGTCACAAGATCATTCAGGAACAAACGTAGTTTATCCCATATGGGATGAGAAGTCAATATGTTAAAACCAGTTTAGAAACTGGACTATCAAAGTCGATTCATGAACCAATCATACTTAATCTTGGTAATCGTGGAATTTTCCATCATACGATTAAGAGATTTGATCATGTGCTTTGACATCTCTTTGTTAGATACTGCATCATTCAAGATGCGATATTCATAACATAGTTGCAGGAACTCATCACGATCATGCGAAGTCCAAGCATTAATCAATCCACTAATTTGACGAATGTTATTGTCGTCAAGAGCGATCATGGTCGTTTTAACTTTGGAATCATGTAGTCTAAACTGTGCATAAGATTTGATTCTGTTCTTTAGAACAGTCAACTCTTCTGGAGTTGTGTTATCATACACAGAATCCATTTGACTCACAACTTTTAATGCATCAAGTTGTGTCAGAGAAATAGAAAGTTTCTCTTGAAGATCCTGAATTTTTGTCTGCAGAATTTGGACTTCAGATTTCTTTTGTTTGATGAGGAAATTGAAGTTCATAACCTTGTTTCGTTTTGAACATAGCCAATATACCCTGACTGGGGGTGGAAGTCAAGTGGCCGAGACCAGTTCCTGAACTGGATCAGGCAAACTGTTCGACCGACTTACCCTCCTTAAAGATAGCGTCTACAACACGTTGCAGACGTTTTGCAACAGCACCACCGTGATTCTTGTGGACAGGAACAGTCACAAAACCAGTGGACTTGCGGTACAGATGACATGCACCTGCAGGAATCTTACCAGTCTGAATGTCTTTGATGTCGTCAATGTGCAGACGAATGACACGACCGATAGTTTGCGCCATCTCAATCAGAGGAAGATTGCGAAGGAGAATACAATGAGTCAGACCAGGTACGTTGATACCTTCAGACAGGATGGAATAATGGAACAGGATAAACTTCTTGTTCTCATCTTTACCATACTCAGTGAGGGTATCAAAGAATACCTCACGACTCACCTTAGTTTTGTTCACATAAGCACCATGCTTACTGGTAATGTGGAGGATCTCAAAACCCCTCTTATCCAACTCATCAATCACAGCAGATTGGGTGAGCATGTTCCACAGAACACGAGTAGATGGTGCAGCAACGAGAACTTTTGCTGCGTTGGTTTCGTCAAGAGTGTCCAGAATGTTCAGTACAGTCTCACTGTCAATACGTGCAGCAGAGTCTTTCTGACGCACAATATCAGTCTCGTGAGTGTGAACAGTAGGAGGGATGATTGCACCTGCATCGATCAGTTCCTGTGCAGCAACACGGTGCAGAACCTTACCATAAACCATGGTATTGTTCATCCCGTTTGCACTAGGATTGCGATGGTTCTTGGGAGTTGCAGTGAAGAAATAGGATTTCTTTGCAATCAGGGATGCAGCAGCAACCGACATAAAGAAGTCTTTACGAGTCGAATTGTGTGCTTCATCACAATACATCAGATCGATGTCAATACCAGAATCTACAACTTTGTTGAGAGAATTGTAAGTGGTAAAGATGATGCAAGACTCACCTGCAGTGCGAGCAACACCATTAAACAAAGAGATTTTGTCACACTTGGTAGTGGAGAAATAGTGAGTTTCACCACTGTGAACATGCATCACATGATTGTTCTGATGACCAAGGATCTCCATGAACTCCTTGCAAAGTTGATTTGCAAGGAGAATACGAGGAGCAACAATGACAACAGTCTTACCACTTTGTTCAAGGAGTTCTTTACAATGAAAGATCATTGTAGGAGTTTTACCACCACCAGTGGGAAAAACAAGAATACCTTTATCATTCTGATGCATCACTTGAATACCGTGGGATTGGTATGTGCGAAGTTGGTCAACAGTGATCATGCGGTGTTCCTCTCAACATGGCTAATATACGACAAAACCCCCTTGGGGTCAAGGGGGCTTTGATCAGTGCTGGTTATAGGTTGCATAAGTCTTCCCTATCCATCAGATTCTCGATCCAAAGCATATTATAGTCTTCACCATCTTCTGTCTGTCCCCACTCAATATATTCTTGACAGATTGCAAGAATCGATCGGTAATCTCCGTCCTCTTCGAGTTCATCCATACGATGTTCCATCTCATCAAGACGAATCTCAATGACTTCAGATGCATTTGTCTTCAAATCAGAGAAGAGATTCTTAAGTTCAGCAGTGTTCATTTGATGATCCATTTGTAAAGTTTGTAAGCACCATAGATTATGGCGCAACCAAGAACCAAAGGCCAAATCATGGCAAAGATTCCAATACCGATAAACACGGCAAGACCGATTAATGTAGCAGAAAAACTACTACTATCGTAACTAGTTCTAGATTTAGAACTACTAGTTGTACCGTAGTCTATACCATTGAATCTAGTTTGTATTACCTTACCGGCATACATTTGTTTACCTTGTTCTCGTGCTTCTGCATGAGAGTTACAACCAGGAACAGACATCCATTGTATTCTACCATTCTTCTGAATGAGAACATCAAAGTCTTTATTTGCCACTACAGACCTCCTGATTGATTGATGAACTCTTTTGCATCACTCACAGTAGTGAAGTTACCTACAAACTGGTAATCAGGACCAGTAGTAGTTTCCACGACTTTTTTAATCGAGAAACCACCATTCTCCTTATCTTCGTAGATAGCACCAATGACTTCGCCATTGTTATACACTACCTCATTGTAGAGAACAAAGTTAAGATTGCGTTGGTACTTGATACCAGTGGTGTCAGCGATGTGCATCATAATCAAACAAGAATGAGGGAAGGAGCAGGTTGAACAGAATAGGTGAAACGTGATGCAGTTACAGATGCACCGGCGGATCCGATCTCATCTACAATCTCCCACCAGTCTTCACCTTCTTCAATAACAACATAACCAAATGTACCTGCATTGGGCATTTGATCAAGACCACAACGTTCTGCTGCACGTTGAGTAGAGAATCGTTCTTTGCGATTCCACCAACCGAGACGATCAACGTCTTCTGAAGGTCCGAATGAAATGCAAATGTACTCAGTCATGCGGTGGTGTTCCTCTCAACATAGCCAATATACACGAGATCCGACCCAGATCAACCAGGAGTGTGACAGTTCTTCAACTGGCACTCAATGGCTGAAGGATCGGCATCGTAGTATATGGAGTTACTTTAGTTTTATCAACAACATTGCCTGGTTTTTGTGCATTGATTGGCGCATGAAGATCACCAGTTTTCTTGTTAATGAAACCCCAGACAGTCATCACTTGTTTACCTTCAGCATAAACATATTGATACTCATGAACAAGCATAACTCTTTTGAATTTGGTATTGAAATCCTCTGTGAGGTATCGATACCCTTTAGGTGCTTGAATTCTCATCAGCAATCGCTGCAAGTTTGTTGAATAGTTTATTCAGATTGACACCATGAGTATTCTCTATTTGGGTTTGTTGTTGTTTAGACAAATTAATGAGAGAATCCTGTAGTGCTTTTGCTTCTTCTTCACTTAATCTCATGATAGTACGACTCAAACATCTTTTGATCTCGTTCGATCAGAAATACATTATAGGACAAGATACCTGCAAGTGCAAGCAAAATCCAGAAGAGATAAGTCTTTGTCATGGATGGTTCTTGAACCTATCGAATCGATTTAATTGATAACCTTCACGCAACGCTTGGTTGATGATGTTATCGTAAGAATGTGAATGGAGAGGAATATTACGATGCAGAAGATAGTCTTCACAATCTTCTGCAAGTGCCTCCTTCTCTTCGTGTGTAAGATTAGTCAAATTGTTCAGCATCAGTAGTGTGCCTCAGAGTAGTCAAGGAGTTCGCCATACTTGGCGATACCATCATAACACTTCTTACTCATACCCTCATCAGCGTGAGACAGGAACTCGAAACAGAACTTAATACGTTGTTCGGGTTGAGCAAGGATACGCTCCAGTTCTGCTTTTTGCTTCTCACGTTGAGCATTGTAAGCAAACATTTCACGATCAGCGAAAGACATGGTTTGGAGTGCGTGCATCAGGTGTTCCTCTCAACTTGGCTAATATACACGAGATCAGGGTCAGCAGATCCCCTGTTGTACCAGTTCCTCGTCTGTCACAAGGCAGTTTTGCTTTAGGAAATCTTCTTTACTGATCAGAAATGGATTGTTGTCATCAGCAATCTCACGATCATACAGTGCAGACATCTGAACAGTACGAAGATTTAACAGCGTAGAGTATGCCAACTTGTTCATGTCTTTAGTTTCTTCAGCAGGCAACCATGCCTGTGAAACTTCATCAAACTTACGACCTACAAGATCACTCAGGAGATCGAATTGTTCAGCAGTCAGATTGACAGTCAGCATGATTCAGGATTGCATTACTTTTTCATAGAGAGATTCAAAGACCTCTCTATCTTCTGGATCTTCTTCAAATGTGCCATTCATCGACACTTTGAGAACAATTTCTTGGAGGAGAACTAACTCCTCGTAGGAGAGATTGTTTACAGAAAGAACTTTAAACATGATCAGCAAGCAGCGGGAGAGTAATCAGCACCTTGGTACGATTCAAGGTTGAAATCAGTAACAGTAGCACCATTTAGAATGTACTGTTCTACATCATAAACCATATCGGATTTGGTGATGGTAGAGAAGGTAACCATCTGAGTCCGATCACAACCAGGATGCCAAGTTACGCGGCGAACGAAACCTTTACCAGCGGAAGTCAGAGGGTAGTAATCAACTTGTTTGGCGGCGTTGGTGATTTGCATGTGGTGTTCGTCTCAACATGGCTAATATACCATCGCCTGAGGGGTCTGGAAGCGTCTCTGTGACACTTCAACCACCGTCCACCTGGCAACCCACCAAAGCACCAGTTACAATACCTAACGGGATCGCCCAGTATCTACCATTTCCTCGTGAAACTGCACCACCAATACCACCACCAGCGATACCACCTAAGATACTTCCTTCAATACAAGAGTTATCATCTACATGATTCCTTCTTTGTCGAATTGGTCTATAACCAATACTGCCACGACATGGCACTTCTACTTTGTCACGATAAGTTTTAACATATCCAGGACGTGCAGATGTGCCTGGTACATATTCTTCACGATATTCGGTGCGATAACACTTCTCTTCAGCAGAATATCCTGGTTGATAACTCCTTTCACCAGCAATAACACTAGTCTGGAGTAAGGGAATCGTCAGCAATAATGAAATTAGTTTGTTCATTGTTCAATACCTTTTGGGCGTAGTCTGTGATAATTTTAGTGATATCTTCTTCAGTCATTGTATTTAACCATGACCACATTGGATCTTCACAATCCCATTCCATGGTAAAAGATCCATCTTCATTTTCTTTAACTTGAAGAGTATCAATCGGCGGGGATTCGTTGATTTCTGTAGGTTCCATAATAATTTACATAATAGAGAAATTTATTGATGTTCGGTGTAACTCCGAGTGACATACAACAAGCATACCATGATTGGAAATCCTCGTCAATATCTTCACCCAATTCAAAACTTACAATCATAATTTACCACCTACTGTTCCTTCGTATTTTGTGGTAGCAGTCCAGCCTTCTTGGCATCCTTTAAGGTAAAATCTGGTTGCAGCAATACAAGATTGTTCATTGAGTGATGTGATGATCGGTTTGTCATCTTTGTCAAAACTCCTCCAAGTTTTGAAACGAGATTGTTCCACATAGAAGGCATCGTCAATCAGGGTCTTTTGAGTCATCAAAAACTGTTTGTAGTGTAAGTTGTCTGTTCAATTCTACCTGAACAGAGATTAAATGTCCATACAAAAACCTTTCGTATGGATTGTCCTTTAATAATTTGGTGAGGTTATCAACCTGTTGCAAAGCAAGGATGAGTTTAGCTTTGTTTGTCATGGAGTTCGCGTTGAATCTTTTTGAGTCTTCGTTGGATTTCCCAACTGTTATACTTGATTCTAGGATACATTGTTGCTCTCATCCAGAGAGTTGCAATTCGTATCCTTAATAATTTGAACTGAAGGTCAATGTAGGTTCCAACATTAGGATCAACCACCATCAGTGCCAAGACTATGGCAAATACTGAGATGAGTGAATAATAATATGTCATCACCCAAACTCCTGATTTCTTTTGAAATCTAGATAAGAAAGGATCTCACTTCTCCATTCCATGAGTTCATTGTAACACAGTTGTTCGTGTGCTTGTTGACGCAAATCAGAATCTGGTTTCAGAACACTCTCATAGAATAGACCGAAAGCATCTTTACGTTTCTGGTATTTGAGATCGTCCATGTTTGTTTTGCGATTTTTCTTAGTTTAAACGAAATTTAATCGTTCTTGTGTTTTTTCCTGTATTTCTTTAGGTTTGAGTAACCCTCCTTAACCCTTTTGTATGCTTGTTCTGGAGTTAGTTTATCAGCTATCTCCATATTGACTGCAGTTGTTACTAGAGTCTCAAACTTTCTGAGTTCTATATCATATTCATTGAATTCGTACATACTAAACTCCATATTTCTTCTTGAATGCCTTCACCCTAGACTTTGACTGTTGCAATAGTCTAGGTTTCTTTTTACCTTTGGTTTTGCGTCCCTTTTCACGGGGCCCAAGTTTGCAGATCATTGGTCTAAAGAGTATATACTAGCTATACTAAAAGACCCCCTTGAGTTTGTCAAGAGGGTCATTGATTAGTATTGGTGATGAGTTACTTAATTTCAGTAACCAATAAATGTAGAATGTTCATGCGAACACTGGGTAATTAAACCACTCGCTGGACTCATCCCCAATCATCTTCAAAGTCTGGATCAGACCTACGATTCCACCTTTTCTTACCAGAGATTTTATATCCACTAGCAAGTTCTTCATATTCATATTCAGAATTTAGAGCATAATTCATTTTTTCTTCCTTGAAAGGGTTAACTTTCTTTGCGGAATACTTGCGATGAGTTCGTGCCATGTTAGGTGGTAATCCTCCGTTGTTTATTCGTAGTAAGAGTCGAAAGCATAATCATATTCAGACTGTGAATCATCGTAGAAATCACAATCATCCTTTTTCCTGAGTTCAAACTTGCGATAATATTCGTCAAGTTGAATTTCATCCCGAATCTCGTCAATAATTGATCGGTGTTGGGGTAGAATTGAGAACATTGTCAGATTCCTCTGATGTACTTGGTAATAATACAGGACCCCTCTCCGTTTGTCAAGGGGCCCAAAGTAATTATTATTTAGTCGATCATCAGAACTTTAATCCATTCATCAAACTCTTCTCCAATAGAGATAGCGTCTTCAAATTGTCCTTGATTAACAAGGTACTCCAAACGTTCTGATCTATCTTTGAGAATGTCTTTGATGTATTGTTCATTAATCATGCGACTTTACTCCACTTACCAATTGGACATGAAGCATTCTTTAATCTTGTTTTAGCAGACATAAAACATCCACACTTTTTACATTGTGTTGTTGATGCATTGAATTCAGTGCATGATTTACAAATACTGAGTCTGCTGTTTGTATCTGTAGGAGTACAAAAGATATTCTTACCTTTTGCAATATCTCCAATGGAGTCAGTAACTGTTTCAGAAAGTCCTTTCAGTTTAGAAAGGACATCCTTTTTGATATCATCTCGTAAGGACATTACTGTAACACTGCGGCGACTGCTTCAGGTGATGCTTCTACTTGACCAGAATCTTCTGTACCAAGAAGTTCTAGTCCTTCAATAGCACCTTGTAGTTTAACATAGATTTCTTTCTTCCTGAGTAGTTCAGACTCAAGTTTACGAAGTTCATCTGCAACAGTTTCCTGTTGTTCTTTAAAATTCTTTAAAAGTTCTTCAGGTTTCATAATATTCTGAATTTATAACAATCATAACGTATTTAGTACGTGATTGTCAAGGGCATTGACACGGTTAACCGAACTCAGTAAAATAACTCTGCCAGGGTTCAAAGGGAGTTTAGAGCTTCTATTACAGCTGCTGGAGTATTATCTATGATTAATTGAGCTGCTTCTCTTTCTTCTTCATCTTTAACTACTAGAGGATTCCTGATAGTTTCTGTAGTTGATTCTAGAGTTTCAAGATCTGTAGTAGTAATTTCAATAAATTCTTCTATTGGATCTATTGCAGTTTGAGTGATTACTTCTTCTGTAATCTCATTGGTTTCAATTTCACCAGTCTCTTCATTGAATACTTCTTTGGTTTCAATAATAACATCTTCGCGAATCTCTGGTCGACCTTCGGAGATAATGTATTGTTCTAATCTCTCTACGGCAGCAACATACTCACGGAGTTGTTTGTTGAAAGTCCAGT